ACCCTGTCAATATTGAAAAGCGTAAACAGTTGTGGCAGGATGAGAATGGTGATCCACGTTTCTATCTTGTTGATAGTGATGTTGAAAACCTCAAAGCTCGTGTAGAATATTTGATTGTTGGTCTTGGCTGTAAAGTAATCATCCTTGATCCATTGCAGGATGTATTTGATGCCTTGGGGGATGATGAACAAGCTAAATTTATGAAATGGCAGAAAGATGTTCGTAAACGTGAAGGTGTAATCTTTATTAACATCAATCACAGCCGCAAAAGCGGGCAAGGAAGTAAAGCAAACAGTCGTGGTGCTGAATTGTCTGAAGAAGATATGCACGGTCACAGTAGTATCTTTAAAAGTGGTGGTATCAACATTATTCTTATGCGGGATAAAGAGGCTGAAGATCCTGATGAGCGTAACACCACACGAGCTAAGCTGACCAAGGCACGAGGTGTAGGTAATACAGGTAATGCGGGAGAATACTACTATGACAATCGTACCCACCAATTGTGGGATAAGGATGATTGGATGGCAGCAAATGGAAACGGTCCTACAATGGACTATGAATATCAAACAAATTATGATATGGTAGAAAACCCAGTGAGTACAGGCGATGACCAACCTTACTAAAGGTTGTTAATTAGTCCAACGGGATTCAAACAGAATTGATGAACTAAGGAGTAAAGAGTGGATTTTGAATTTAAATACATGAAAGAGTTGGTTCCAAACAGACACGTTGTCTTCGATACGGAAGGTAATGGGCTGCTGGATTCCATTACAAAGCTATATGTGATCGTGGCTCAGGATTTCTATACTCATGAGTTTGCTATCTTTACAGATGAGCAGACAGCATATCCTGTACATGGGAGTTTGCTGGATGGGATTCACTACATGATTAGCTGTGCCTCTTCAACAGCACATGCTTATATGTCATATGACTATCATGTTTTTGAGAAGTTTTACCCTGAGCTTTGGAACCGTAAGACAGTTCCTTTGAAGAAGACTCACGACACATACGTACAAAGTAAAACTCAGTGGTTTGATCGCCCACACGTAAAAGGTGTTAAAGGTAATCACGGTCTTGAATCCTATGGTGTCCGATTTAATTACCCTAAACCACCGATTGAAGACTGGTCTTTTTGGGATGATGAAAAGATGTACCGCTGTCTTGTGGACGTGGAAATCAACAGACGTACACTTGTATATCTTCAAAGTGAAAAGAAGAAACTTGCAGCAATTGGTGTCGATACAACATGGCAAACCAACGTAATTAAATACACGCAATACCGCTGTACGAAACAAGAGCAGAATGGATTCAAAGCTAACGTAGATATGCTTTGGGATAGTGTGAAAACTCTTGATAAGCTTATCAAAGATTTGGTTGATGAGATTGAGCCACAACTTCCTAAAGTTATGAAGGTCAAATCTTTGAAATGCACTTGGGAAGAACTGGCTGATAAGTGGAATAAAGATTCAAAATCCCCTTGGATGTTCAAGGCACCTGCAAAGGTATTTGAGGAAGTTAAGAAGAAAGGTGAGATTGTAAAGCAACAAGTAAAAGAGGCATACACACCAACCATTAAGATTTTCTTGAAGAATGGTAACTATGATGCTCATACTGCTGCATGGTTTGAGATTGATACAGATCCAACGGTTTCAGATTTTCTGGTACAAGGTCCACATACAAAAATCTTCTTTGAAGATGCTACAATGTCACAACATGAAGTTGTTAAGAAGTTCCTATTGACTTTGGGTTGGGTTCCAATTGAGTTCAACTATAAAACTGACGTACACGGAAATGATATCAAGGATGAAAAAGGTAATCGTGTTCCTAGCAGCCCTAAACTGACAGAAGCAAGCTTTGATAGCATCCCTGAAGGTGTAGGTCAAAAGATTGCACAATACAATACCTACGTTCATCGTCGCCGTACTATGTTGAATGAAAAGAATGATGAAAAAGGTTGGATCAATCAGCTTCGCGATGATGGACGATTGGCATGTGGTAGTAATGCCTTTGCAACCTCTACAGGGCGTCATGCTCAATTTGGTTTTGTTAACTGCCCGTCCCCAGCGGCTTTGTTTGGACAGCACATGCGTAGACCTTGGGTAGCTGAGAAAGGCCATTACCTTGTAAGTACAGACATGGATTCTGCACAGCTTCGATTGCTTGCAAATTATATGGAGGATGATGAATTCACACTGGCTGTAACAGAAGGTGAAGAATTTAAGATGTATCCACCTAATGAAAAGCCTGAGAAGTATTGTGAAGTCATGGAGGATGGTTGGTATAAAGTCTATGTAGGCACTGATGCACATACATTCAACATGCGATATTTTACACTTGCAACTGATGACGAATGGCTAGAAGCTATTGCAACACAGGATCTAGATTTGATTCATTCCCTAAGTAATCGACGGAAGAAATCAAAGAACGGTATCTACTGCCTTTTGTTTGGTGGTGGTAATGATAAGTTTGCACGTACACTAGGATACGCTGATAGTCGTAAAGGGAAAAAGATTAAAGATGCTTACTTCACACGTCTACCTAAGATTAAGAGATTGATTGATAGACTTGAAGCTCAATTTAATAGCCATTCTTGGAATGGTGGTGGGTATATTCAAGTGGCTGGTGGTGCATGGGTTTGGTCTAATTCTAAACACAAACTGTTGAATTATTTGCTTATGGGTAGTGAGGCAATGGTACAGAATGTGGCCATTGTGTGGAAAAATGATCAGTATGAGAAGCTTGGTATTCAAAGTAAGCAAGTTCTATCTGTGCACGACGAATTGACAGATGAGTGTCCAGTGGAATATGTAGAGCAAGTAAAAGAAGTAATGACTCAGATGTATGGCAAATCTTCTGAGATTCTTAAATTAAAAGTGGCTGTCACAGGGACGGCAGTATCAGGAGGTTGTTACCTAGATGTGCATTAATAAAAAGATTAGCTTGTATTCTCTACAACAAGTAAGTGATCCAACTGAAGTCTGGAAACCTATTGGCATTGAAATTTTATGTGAAAGATATAGTGTTTCTTCTCATGGAAGGTGCTATGATCATGAGACATTACAGTTGGTAAATATTCACGATAACGGAAACGGTTATAAATTCTTTCCGTTGCGTAAGAATAAAAGTCAAAAGAATGTTTACGTGCATCGCGCAGTAGCATTTACTTTCTTGGAAAATCCTGAGAATAAACCTACTGTCAATCACAAAGACTATGATAAAACTCATAACCATTTGGTAAATTTGGAATGGGCAACTCATAGTGACCAGACTAAGGACGGTGTTAGCAAAGGTAAAATCAATGCAAAGAAACGTCCAAACACACAGAAACTGACAAAATCACAGATTTGCGAAATTACTTTGCATATTTTTGAAGGAAAAGGTGTCAATGAGATTGCAATCATGTTAGGATTCTCTCGGACAACGATTTCAAGTGTTGTGAATGGACGTAGTAACAAAGAGCTGTTTGAGTTTGCAAGAAAAGAAATTGAAAATACCGCTGTACAAACCCAATAAATCATGCGAGAATGGTAGTACAAATTAAATTGTAAAGGAGAGAAGAGATGGCGTACAAAGTGGGAGACATTGATGAGTTGCCAAATGAGTGTGGTATTTATACTGGTGAAATTGACTTGCCTTCAAAGGACTGGTTTGGTAAAGTAGTTGTCTACGGCAATTCTACAGGCGAAGTAGCTAGCCTTGTTAATCGAGTCACAGAGTCTCTGAATAGGACAGAAGTTCCTGAAAAGGAATTGAACTATGCAGCAGCCTTCAACATGTGGCAGGATGATTTCTGTAACAACCCACAAGCATACGAAGACTCACAAACTGTAGCTATTCGTCACTTGACAGAGAAGTTGAATGGTGAAGAACCTAGTTATGGTATGATTGCTGAGCAGATGTTGATTGAATATTTGGAGAAAGTTAAATGAGTGACCAAGAAATCATTAACAAAGCTCAAGAAAATGTAGACTTTATTGTCCGGCAGTTGTCTGGTTTTAAAGTCCCAGCTTTTCGAGGCTCTGCAAAGTTTCTGGAATCTGTACTGAACCACAACGGCTTCAGTAATGTTAAGATCGAATTTGATGTAACCAATATGTACAAACCAACTGTAAAACAGGCACTTCCTGCCACTGTACTTTTGAAGGGGAAACAAAATGAGCACTAACGTAAAGTATGAATACGAAGTTGTAATTGGAGATAATGTTTTCAACTTCCCACGAGACAACCGCCAGTCCGCACGAGATACAATGAAAGAGTGGAAAGAGTCTGGATTTGATGCTAAGATTGTTCAGCGTAAATATGAGTTGGTAACTGAGCGAAGTGTGCGATGAATATTACTACAGACGATAACAATGGTGATGAAGTAGATTGAACTTGGGGAACACCTCCACCAGAGGATGATGAATAATGGGCACAGTAACTCTTCGCGATTCTGTAGAAAAAGTTGGTGATGCATCAATTTCTACAGTAGAATATGTTTTCTCAGATATTCAGGACTTTCTACTTTGGGAAGTCAGTAAACGAGATGCTATGAATCAGGCTGTAAAGAGCTTTGTTGATAGTCAATTGTTTGGTGGGTTTGAAGAGCCTGTTGAGGAGGCAGATCCTGCCGCATCGGCTGTAGTGGATATTAATGTGGTTAAGAAAACTGAACCAACTAAACACTAATTAAGGGGATAAAATGAATACAGCACTAAAGATTCTTGCTATTATCGCTGTCGTTGTACTGGCAATTATTGCAATTGGTTTTCTAGCAGTATATTGGGCATGGGCACTTTCAATCTTGTGGGGCTGGTTCTTAGTTCCACTTGGCGTCAAGTCAATTGGTGTAGCACATGCTTATGGATTCACTTGTGTCACGGGTTTGATTCTTGGTACTCGTGGTCTGCAACAAAATAAAGAAGATAAAGATGGTTGGAAGTCTCAACTTGCTGTATACTTCCTTGCTCCACTTCTGGCTCTAGCCTTTGGCTATATCGCCCTAGGGTTTATGTAAAGAATTTAGCGAGAGCTAGATATACCCTCACAATAATGTGAACAAAACTTATACACAACTTAATAGAGAAATTAAATATGACTAACAAAACAGAAGTAATCGTTCGTGATCTGCCTAAATCTGGTGGCCTCGAAACTGTAAATATCTACATCAAGAACGCCGTGGTATTTTATGCCGCCGTACACGAAGCGAAGAAAAAATATCAGAGTGAGTCGAAAGAGTTCAGCGCTCAAGTGTTTGTGGATGAGGAAGCTAAGGACAAACTACTTGATGAAGTTATGGTTAACAAGACATTTGCTGAAGTTGGTGTAACCAAAACATCGAAGCCGCCTAGGAAGATCAAGTACATGACTTCCGAACAAGCTGAAGAGGGTAAAGTTAACTACGATGTGGTTAAAGGTATGTGGGGTTTCAACGTTGCTAAACCAGAATTTAGCAAAAAGAATAATCCTATGACTGTCAACGTTATTAACACTGAAGGTGAAGCTTTTACCGACAACATCGGCAATGGTAGCATTGTTAACCTGAAACTGTTCGGCTACCGAAATGTTGACAATCAAGTTGTAATTACTTTGGACACTGTTCAAGTGGTTGAGCACATTCCGTTTGAGGGTCGTACTGCCTCTGATTCTGTAGATGATGATATTCTGGGTAGCTACAAAGTGAAGAAGGTTGAAGCTAAGCCTGTTGAACAAGAGCAGGAAGCTCCAAAAGCTAAACCTGCCCCACAACCTGAACCTGAGTTTGATGACTCTGATTCGCTGCCATTTTAGTAGTTGAAAACGGAGGGTGTAAAAGCCCTCCCATTCAAAGGAGTAATGATGGGGAAGTATTATAAACCTGTATTCGGGATTGGTATTAATGACTTAGACAGAGACGTAACTTGGAAGGTTGATGGAAAGAGGGTTGCTTGTCCAATCTACCGAACTTGGCAAAACATGTTAGGTCGTTCTTATGACACAGAATTTCACAAACGGCATCCATCGTATATCGATTGTTCTGTTATAGATGCGTGGATTCATTTGAGCGATTTTGAAAAGTGGATGTTGACACAAGATTGGAAAGGTAAACAACTGGATAAAGATATTATACTGCCCGGTAATAAAGTTTATTCCCCAGAAACTTGCGCCTTTGTTGATAAGAAGCTTAATTTGTTTATAATGGATACTGCTGCAACTAGGGGCGAGTGGCCTATAGGTGTCAGCTGGAATAAAAGGGACCAAGCTTTTAAAGCAGAAATTCGAAATCCTTTTACACACCGACGGGAAGGGCTTGGTTACTACGATAACCCAGAAGATGGTCACTTAGCTTGGAAGAAACGTAAACATGAGTTTGCATGTTTATATGCCGACCAACAAACAGATGCACGAGTAGCTGAAGCATTACGCACACGCTATCTATAATTTAATTAGGAGATTTAAAATGAAAGAACGTCAAAATCTGTTCAACCGAGCATATCAATTGAACCAAGAAATTCTTGTTCTAAAAGAGGATTTGTCCGAACTTAAGTCAGAGTTCAGCTATCATGAGGAATATTGCAGCGATGGGTTTGATAAGAAAGAAGTAGCACACATTATTAAAGCCGCTGCTGCCAAAGCTAAACAAGACAATCTTGCAGAGAAAGTTGAAGAGCTGAATAAGCTGCAACAGATTCAAGAAGCTTATAGCTGATTTTGATTGCCCCGAAAGGGGCTTTCTTTTAGGAGAAGTAAATGTCTTACGAGAAAACACACGATGGTGTAATGAATAACATTGAAAGTTTAGTAGATAGTTTATATGGCCTAGACTTCTTTGACTATGTGGACACTAAAGAATATCAAGATATGGCACACTCTATCTTCATGTTTCTGAAAGCTTCTGAAGAGAAAGACTTTATTTTGGTGGATGAGGATGAGTAAACTACTTCTGATCGATGCGGATACAATTCTATATGCAGCAGCCTCACAACAACAAATTAACAAATGTCTAGCTACAAACATTGAGCACGGAACAAAGCGGATGTTTGATTCTAAGACAGCTTTCAATGATTGGCTTAAGATCACACCAAACCGTACAAAAGATATGTACAGCTTTGAAACCGTTAGTGATGTAACTGGTGAACCACGATTTGCTTTCCAAACAATCAAACAGAAAGTTGAAGCAATTGTTGACGCTTCTGGTTGTAAGGATTATCGTGTATGTATTCAAGGTGAAGGGAACTTCAGGAAGTTCTACGAATCAAAGTTTGTAGACTATAAAGGACAACGTGNACCTAAGCCTTTNTTGTTCCAAGAATGCTTNGATTTCATGGAGAAAAAGTACAAGACAAAGTGNGTTGTATCCAAAGGCTGTGAGACGGANGACTATGTTAACATCGCAGCTTGGGCAGGNTATAANGCCGCNATAAAGACCNGAAACAAGGANGATTCAGAGTTCGTTATCGCATATGTGGACAAGGACATTGTTTCTAATGGTCGTGGTTGGTTTCTCAACTATAACAAACTAGAGAATGGTGTATTCTGGAATGATGCAGTAAGCCAGTATAGTAAATATTGGGCTCAGACTCTTCACGGAGATACAGCAGACAATATCAAGGGACTTGAGAAGCTTGCACCAGAAACAAAAGAGAAATATGGAATCAAAACAAATGGTGTTGGTGAGGTAGCTTCTGGTAAGATTCTGGAAGGTGCTGCATCTGAGCTAGAGATGTTTCAAAGGGTAGAAGAAGCTTATAAGCTTTCGTGGCCTGATGATAATCATCAACGATTGGCTGACAACTGTTTCTTCCTGTACTTGCAACGTAAAGAAAATGAGATGTTCAACCTTTATGATTATGTGGAGACTTTGAAATGAAAAAGATTACCGAAGATTACCTGCTGGAATACGTATCAGATGTTGGTGAGTTCGAAAAAGAACACCGTAAATATTCCTCTTTCTATTGCACTGTTACTCACACAATCACTCAAGAAGACATTGAAGCCTTAGCTGAAGATGATGTTGATGCGAGTGACTTCCTACACGTCCTAGTAACACGTAACGGTATGTGGGATGATAGTAATGGAACTGATTGGGATGAAACAACTTACGAGAAGCTGCAAGAATATCAAGAGCTTGTTCCTGAAGTTGTGATTCCTGAGCACTATGTTACTAAGTATAAGACTTCAGCTTTCAAGCCTGTGTTTGAAGAATGAGTGAAGATAAATCTCCGTGGATTGAATATTCACATATTTGGGCAACAAAGGCAGCTTTCTTCAATTATTTGCGTGGGGCACTTCGTCAAGCTGTGTGGATGAGGTGGCCCGGAAAGATTGAGTTTAAGAATTCTATAGTTGATGTTCCACCAGAAGATTATACAGGACGTGCTAAGACAGGGGCTTATTGTGCATTAAGTGGTGAATGGGTTGGTAAGAGTGCTGCTGAAATCGACCACATCCTTGGTAATGTTTCTTTGCAAGATTGGGAAGACGTGTTACCATTCATTCAACATCTTTGTGCCTCTAAAGATAATTTGCAGTATGTTTCACGAGAAGCTCACAAAATTAAGAGTTATGCGGAAAAGCAAAAGATTACTTTTGAAGAAGCTGTAGCTCAAAAGACAGCCATTGCTATCTGTAAAGCCAAGAAGGATGTAGAGTGGCTTAAGGAAAGGGAGATTCGTCCAGACAAGAATGGTCTGAAACGTAGAGTACAGATTGTTAATATACTTTTAGAGGAACAACAAAATGACCGACAAGAAACTTAAAGTAAACAATGCAGCATATACTGAACTTAGTATTCAAATTGCTGTACTTCAAGCATCTGTGGATAAATTGCTTGAGTTGGCTATGAAACCTGAGCAAGAGATTGTAAATGTGATTAGCGTACACGACCATAAACATGTTGGTGTAGATACTCCTGAAGTTTATATTAATCCACCACAATGGCCTAATGAATCCTACACAGATTATCTGAAACGAATTGGTCAGTATAATGAAGCTAGTTCTGACAATGAAAACTTTGAGGACTCATACAAATGATTAAAGATTATTGGACAGCAATCTTCTGGTGTGAATTTATCCAGTTTAGTGTTTACTTCAATGTGTGGTGCTCACAATTGGGGATCTAGATATGGGAACAATCACAGAATTATTTCCTAAGAAGTCTGTTGGTGAAATAACCGTTGAAGTCGATCCACTGACTTACTGGAAGTTGCGTAATGATTTGATTAGCGATGAATTTGTCAAATATAACGCATATGAGAAACAGGCTATACTTGATACAGTGCTTCAAATGAATTTGGAACTGTACACTTTAGTAGTTAAATTGAAGGAGAGGCTTGGTGAAGAATAAGCTTATAGATGTTAGTATCGAAATTGAAGATTTGATAACCATATTAAATATATTGGGTTATGATTCAAATCGGGGCTGCGTGCAAGCCCTACGGGAGGCTCAAGGTTTTCTGGACGATGAGATTGATTTCTTGGAGGAAGAAGAGTGAGTGAAGTAGAATGGAAACAACAGGCGGTAACACTGGCTAAGAACGGCCTTTCGTGGCGTAAAGTTGCTAACCAACTGAATGTTCCTAAGAGTTCAGTATCAGACTTTCTCCGTAAAGTATTTAATAACGTTAGTGATAAACCTACACAGATTGGCCCGAAGATTCTCTTTATCGACATTGAGACGAAGCCTATCCTTGCACATGTGTGGCGATTGTTTGACCAAAACGTCGGACTTAACCAAATCCAAGAAGACTGGTCAATCCTGTCCTATTGTGCTAAATGGAAAGGTTCTGATGACGTAATCTATGAAGATCTTCAAGGAGCTGAAGACTTTGAAGATGATAGTAAACTTCTTGGTAATCTTTGGAAGTTGTTGAATGAAGCTGATATTGTTGTTGGACAGAACAGTAAGCGATTTGATGTGAAGAAAATTAATGCGCGTCTTGTACTTAATGGTTATCCGAAACCGAGTACATTCCGGCAGATTGATACACTGAACATTGCTAAAGCTCAATTTGGCTTCACTAGTAACAAGTTGCAGTACATGACTGACAAACTCTGTACACGTTACAAGAAACTTGAGCATGGTAAGTTTGCTGGTCATCTGCTTTGGGCAGAATGTATGAAGAACAATCCAGAAGCTTGGGCTGAGATGAAGCTCTACAATGTCAATGATGTTCTTTCTCTAGAAGAACTCTACGATATTCTTAGTAGCTGGGATAATACACTCCCTAATTTTGATGTTTATGTAGATGAAATTCTAGATATGTCTGTGTGGGAAGAGGATGGTTTCCATTACAGTAATGTGGGGAAATATAAACGGTATCGGAATAAAGTTACTGGCGTTCAGAGACGTTCTCGTGTAAACTTGCTACCTAAAGAGAAACGAGACAGTTTGTTGTCTAATATTACGGGGTAAATAAGTGGAAGATTTTAGACTTAAAAATAGCGTATCGCGGTTGCAGAAAGAAGTAGACAACCTTACAAAAGAGGTCTATACTTTGAACCAACAGATGAGTGATATGCTTGAACAGATTAAATCATTAAAAGAGAGGCTTAGTGATGGTAGCGGAAAGTAAGAAATTAAAGTTTAGTCCGGGTGACAAAGTAATTCTTGCATACCCAGAATGTGAAGCTCATAAAGCGATTGAAAACTTCATTGGTTACGTTGAAGAAGCTTATGAAACTGAGTGTACAATTTACAAAGAAAATGCAGAAGAGGGGTTTTGGGTAAAGAATAGTGAGATTGAGTTGATCACCAAAGCTGCTGTAGGTCATATTAAGCCACAAGAAGCCGAACACACAGGTGGCTCAGTTAACTATTACAAAGTTCACGTAGCCAACCCTACAACTCTACCAGAAGCTTATGATGCTGAAGCCAATGATATTATTGAATCTCTTGGTTTGACATTTGCTGAGGGTAACTTGTTTAAAGCAATTTGGCGTATGGCCGCTGATCGTAACGGGAAGAAAAAGAAAGGTAATAACTCTGTCTATGATGCTGAAAAGCTGGTATTCTTTGCAGAACGTGTACTAGTTCAGGAGAAGGCTAAACATGAGTCAGAGTAGAAAAGATTCAATTAAAGAGGTTGCATGTTCCACAGCAATTGGTATGATTGGAAGCTGGCTTTTGACCATGGGTTGCTTGATGTTCTTCACCGGTCCTATTGCAATTGCTACCTCTACAACCATCCTCTGTACAATCTGGAGTCTCGGACGTGGATACATTATCCGTCGCCACTTCAATAACAAACAAAATGGAGAAACATATGCAAATTGATTACACTCAGATCGCTGCCCTACAAGAACAAATCTATAAAAACAACGTTAAGGCAGGTTGGTGGACTAACCTCACTACAGGTTTTATCAAGCCCCAGAAAGACGTAACAGAGATTCTGGCTAAGTTGGCTCTTGTACATTCTGAAGTCAGTGAAGCACTTGAAGGTGTTCGTAAGAATTTGATGGACGATAAGCTTCCACATCGACCAATGGCTGAAGTAGAGTGTGCAGATGCCATCATTCGTTTGTTGGATTTGGGTGGTCACGAAGGTTGGGATATTGCAGGGGCCATTAAAGAGAAACTTGCTTATAACGCTATTCGTGAAGATCATAAAATTGAAAATCGAATGACTGAAAATGGTAAGAAGGCTTGAATGAGTAAGGTTATGAAATTCGATAAAAATGATCTGTATTTGATTAAAGATTATTTGGAAGAGCTTTTAGAAGATTATCAGCTAGATAATCCTGATACAATGCAGAGAGCTATTGAAGTAATTGAAAGACTGATTAAGGAGACGTAAGTGATTCACGCACACGTTCCAACACAAAGACCAAAGTTATCATGGAGAGACGTAATCAAATCCAAAGAAGACTATGAGAAAATGATTGCAACAGGACTCTTCTGGGTGTACTTTGATGGCTGTGAAGAAGAGATTAAAGAGTGGTTGAAAGAGAAAGATTATGATGGAAAACAAGGCTTGTAGTAAATGTAAGGAAAACAAGCCAATTGAAAGTTTCTCTGTAACCAAAAGAAATGAAGATGGTTCTATCAAATATAGAGCTAGTTAGTGTACACCTTGCAGAGTAATCAATAACAGGGAACGACTTGGATATACTAAGCTAGAGAAATCGGTTGTAGATTTTGATAATGAAATAAAGCAATGTGCTTGCTGTAAGTTAATGTTTCCTTTTGCTGAATTTCCTCCGGCTAAACGAGGATCTGCAAATCTGGCTGCATATTGTAAGAATTGCGCAAAAGATAAATATTACGATAAAGAGAAGGCCAAAGGTTACACTCAAGCATACAGAGATAGGAATCGAAATAAATGGAGGGCTTTACACCGTATCAATCAATTCAACAGGCGTAACTTGATTAAGGCATTAGAAGATGGTACAGTGACTAATGCGTTCGTAGATTCAATTTATGCCGAAGAAGTCTGTTATTGGTGCAAGGAATTTACGGAGGAGGAAGACCGAACACTTGAACATATTATTGAACTTTCAAGCGGTGGACTCCATTCAGCATCAAACATCACAATGGCTTGTTTCTCGTGTAATTCAGCAAGATTAAATAAAGGAGTTAAACAAATTGAGTCAAATTAAGGCAACAATCGTAGCGGATAGTTACAGTGCTGTGAATGGAAAGCGTATTACAACTTTTGAGTTAGAATACCCTCGTTGGATCCATGGCGAAATTTTAACTCACCGGCTGTTTAGTCGTAATGCAATGAGTAGCCGTGCTGTACCGATTGAGAAGATGATTGAGCAAGTTCGTACTAATCCTGCAAAACCTATGCACTGGGGAAAGAATCAGGCTGGTATGCAAGCTAAAGAAGAGCTATTCGAGGTTGACCGAAATGAAGTTAAGTATGAGTGGGCTAGCGCAGCCAAAAATGCAGCAGTAAGCGCTGAGTCAATGTCCGAAAATGGATTGCATAAACAAGTAGTTAACCGTATCCTTGAACCATTCCAACTAATGAAAACTGTTCTAACTTCGACGGAGTTCGATAATTTCTTTTGGTTGCGTAAGCATGCAGATGCACAACCTGAGATTAAAGAACTTGCTGAACGAATGTATGAACAGCTTGAATGGAACAAATTGTTTACTGTAGAGCTTGATTCCGGTGATTGGCACACGCCCTACTATGAAGGTGGATACTGGCTTAAAGAGTCAGAAACTCCACTAGAAGATGCTCTTGCAATCAGTTCTAGCTGCTGTGCTCAAGTATCCTACAGATTGCTTGATGATAGTATTGAAAAGGCTCGTAAAGTTTATCAACGTTTGGTAGAATCGACACCTGTTCATGCAAGTCCTTTTGAACATCAGGCAGCACCAATTGATTTTGTACTTAACCCAACATCAGAATCACAGTGGGAAATGAACATAGATAAGATGCACTTCGTAAAAGGCGTGACACACGCTGACAAAGATGGTAACTTGTGGAGTGGTAATTTGAAGGGTTGGATTCAATACCGCCAACTGATTGATGGTAATGTTTGCAATAAGTTTGAGGAGAAATAAAATGATTAATAACGAATACACAATTTCCAACTTTATCCAAGAGCTTCAGAATCTTTATATGGTACGTCTTGGTATGTCAATTTCTGAATCAAGCCGGTACATCGTTGACACTATCGAAGATATTGAACTAGCACTAAACAATGATGTTTCGGCATTTGAATACTTTCAAGAAGATTTGGCTAATGGGGTAGAAGTATGAGTGGTATCGGACATGTATTGAGCATTAGTGATTTGCTTCTAATTGATAACTTTAAAGCTGCTTTCGGTAGCGATGATAGAGTAGCTCTTGAAAAGATTCTTTTTGATAATGGTATTGACACAGAAGAACCTTACACACTTGAGTATTCTACGCATCGTAACTTGCGTGGTAATATTGTAAGCTGTGAACGATTCGTAGGAATTGAAAGGTCTGATATTAGCTGGCTGAAATCTGGAGCGAGTAGTTGGGAAAATATCGTGGCTAATTGTGATCTAGACCTACGCATTCAATTGATGAATATGGGCAAGAATTATAGCAATACGGCACACATTGTGTCTGAGCTTGAACGACACGCTAATTAAGAATTAAATATTTTATTAAATAAGGAGTTGTATGAATACCGCTGGCAAAGATATGATGTCGTCCTCTAAATTTTACATGGGTTATTCTCGTTGGGATGAAGTTAAGGGGGGTTATGAAACTTGGGAGGAGTCTGTTTCNCGTGTAATGAATATGCANCGACAGAANTACGCTTCTGTAATGACACCAGAACTTGAAGAATATATTGCTTTNGCAGAACAAGCTTACAAAGATAAAGCTGTNNTGGNNGCACAACGAGCATTGCAGTTTGGTGGTGANCAACTGTTTAAACATGAAGCTCGTATGTACAACTGCTCTGTATCTCACTGTGACCGTGCAACATTCTTTCAAGAATGCATGTACCTTCTGTTGTGTGGTTGTGGTGTAGGCTTCTCTGTCCAATCTCATCACATTGCAAAGCTTCCACAAGTACATAAGCGTTACGAAAAGAAAGTAAAAGTATTCCAAGTTCCAGATACAATTGAAGGTTGGGCTGATGCTTTTGGTGTANTGTTCAGTAGTTACTTTGTAGATGGTGGTAGNTTCCCTGAATACAAAGGTTGCCAAGTACACTTTGATTTCAACAAGATTCGTCCTAAAGGTGCTTTGATTTCTGGTGGTTTTAAAGCTCCCGGTCCAGATGGTTTGCGTAGTGCGTTGGTCAAGTGTGAAGCGTTGCTAGAAGCATTAGTTGAGGGGAAAACAGAAGCTGTTAGCGTTCCTACTATNACAGCCTATGACTTTGTTATGCACATGTCTGANGCNGTTTTGAGTGGTGGTGTNCGCCGGTCTGCAACCATCTGCATGTTTGACAAAGATGATGAGTTGATGTTGAAAGCCAAGACTGGCGATTGGTTTGTTGATAACCCTCAACGTGGTCGTAGTAATAACTCTGTAATGCTNGTTCGTGATGAACTGAGTCGTGAAGAGTGGGCTAACATTATGAAGTCTGTTAAAGACTTTGGTGAACCCGGCTTTATCTTCACAGAGAACAAAGAGTTTTGCTTTAATCCTTGCGTAGAAATTGGTATGTTGCCCGTTGCAGAGAATGGTGAATCAGGCTTTCAATTCTGTAATTTGACAGAAATTAATGGTGGCAAGTGTGTAGATAAAGAATCGTTCTTCCGGGCTTGTAAAGCTGGTGCAATTCTTGGTACTCTACAAGCTGGTTACTCTAATTTCAAATACCTCTCTGATGCTACACGTCGTATTACAGAGAAAGAAGCTTTGCTTGGCGTAAGTATTACAGGTTGGATGAACAATCCTGATGTACTGTTTGATCCACAAAATATGATTGATGGTGCAACTGTAGTTAAAGATATCAACTCTGTTGTTTCTATCCTCCTTGGTATCAATCAGGCAGCACGAACTACAGCAGTTAAACCGAGTGGTAATGCCTCTGTCGTCTTGGGTACAGCTTCAGGTATTCATGGAGAACACAGCCCTAAATACTTGCGTAATGTACAGATGAATGTGGGAGATGAGGTTACTCGTATCATCACTAAGACCAACCCTAAAATGGTTGAACCTTCTGTTTGGAGTAGTAACGGGACAGACGTTGTAGTTAGCTTCCCTGTTGAAAGTAAAGAGGGTAGTATTTACAAATCTGATTTGATGGGCGTGAAGCAGCTTGATTATGTAAAAACTGCTCAGCAGTATTGGATTGAACATGGCACTAACTATGAGCTTTGTGTTGACCCGGATCTTCGTCACAACGTAAGTAACACTATTACAGTTGATGATTGGGATGAAGTTGAAGAGTATATCTACAACAACCGTAAGTGGTTTGCTGGAATTTCTCTTCTTAGTTCGATGGGGGATCGTGCATATGCTCAAGCTCCATTCACTGAAGTGTTTACAGCACAACAGATTGTAGATATGTACGGTGATAGCTCAATGTTTGCATCTGGTTTGATTGTTGGTGCATTGCAAGCATTTGGTAATAACTTGTGGATGGCATGTGATACAGCACTTGGATTTGGATTGAAACTGGACCCAGAGGATTCTAGTGACCTGTTGAAACGTGATTGGGTACGTCGAGTTAAGAAGTTTGCAGAACGAAACTTCGAGGGGGATGTTATGAAACTGACCTTTATGCTTAAGGATTGTCATAATCTGCACAAATGGGTTGGGATCAATAATAACTTTGTTGATGTAGATTTCTCCAAAGATCTTTCTCAGCAGAGTTACACAGAAGTAGATACAATGGGCAGCCAAGCTTGTGCAGGTGGCGTTTGCGAAATTAGTTTCTAAGGTGTAAAATGGATTACAAAGAGCTAATGGAAAAAGTGGGTTGTCAGTCAAGTGTCACCCACTCGTGTCCTAAGTGTGAAAANCCTGTTCGATGCGATATTTCGCTGGGTAAAAACACTTGTTGGTGCTTCAGTGTACAGAGCAAGGGGATTGGAACTGAACGACGTTTGTATGTGTAAAAACTGCCTTAACAAAGCTTGACACGATAATCTTATATGCTACACTTGACCCTACAAGAGCAGAGATGTTCTGTAGGGTTTCTTTTTATCTGGAGATTAATAATGACACGCGAAGAATTTGAATATCAGTTGATGGTAGTTGCAGACATCCAACGTCGTGAAGGTTGGAGTGAAAAGAGTATTGGACTTTATGCACAAGAAGTGAGGGAATTAACACCAGATGAATGTCTTCCTTGCACTCTCATGATTGGTGCCGGTTTGGCTCAGGACAATTCTCGTTTTGGTGTATATTGTAAAACAGCATTTTAAGGAGAATTTAAATGTCAGTAATCAAACGAAAGGGTAAGTGGCAATTCGGTTACAGAGACACCTACAGTCTTGACCACACCCTATCCCCAATCATCCACGCAGGACTATCAAAGTACCACGAAGTGTTGGAGAAACGTAGCAAAGAAAATGGGTGTCTAGGTGTCCCGAGTGAGTACTGTGCCAATCCTGATGTTGATGTCACAGATCAAGAAGTAGAAAATTGGCTAGACGACATCCAGAAGATGATGTATGCTTTTGAGAACAAAGAGCCTGATATGAGAGACTATAATTTCAGTCTTGAGATGGTTCCTGTACCCGGTGGTGCTGCTAAAGAAGGTCGCTCAATTCCTTACACAATTGAATGTGATAATGAGGAAGAGAAAGCTAGATACTATGCTGATATGGATGTGCATGAGTTGAGAGTTCAAGAAGGATTGAATCTCTTTGGGCAGAAATATAAATCATTATGGTGGTGATAAAATGAAAGGTTATGAAGATTTGGTTGCTGGACTTCTCCTTCTGGTGGTTGTACTAGTCGGTGGATATGTATACCTTGATTCACAGGTTTATAAACAGAAACAAGTGTTGCAAGTGGAAGCCGCTGTAAAGCATAAGGTTGGAACTGCATCTAAGAGTGATAAGACTATGTTTGAAACTGTCGTCAAACGTACCGAGTAACTTTATTTTAGGTATAAAAATAGCCCGCCATTTGGCGGGCTTAGTCTTGTCTGAGATCTAGTGAATGGCGTCACTA